GGGCATTGGACGATCGACTCCGAGTCCCGTGAGGTTCCTAACGGTCTCCACTATCGCCGCGGGCACACCTTCCGTTCCCTGGATCTTTCCAAGGCAACGGACGGGTTGTCGCACGCGGCGATTGAGGTAGTCATCGAGGCGCTCGTCCGCCGTGGGGCGATCCGCACTGCGGATCATCTCATGGCGAGACGGTCGCTCGGACTGGTGGGGAACACGACTTGGAGCTTTCCCGATCAAATCGGGGAAGTCGTGTTCTCCAGAGGGAGTCCGATGGGCACACCTCTCAGCTTCATAGTCCTCTCTTGGGTGAGCGCTTGGGCGGTCGGCAAGTTCAGCCGATCCTTGACACACGGGGACGACGCGGTTGGCCGGCACCGGATTGGATCCGATGCCCTTGACATCTACGCCAGTCGTGTCGCCTCTGTGGGCGCCCAGCTCAATAAGGGGAAGACCTTTAGGGCCGACCATTCTTGGACGGCCTGTGAGATCCTCGCCCTTCCCCGAGAGGGTTGTGAAGATAGGATGACTCTCTTCGTACCCCCCTCCATCCCTCCTCCGGGCCTTCGGGCCCCGGTGGAGGCGGACCCGAGGCTTGAGAACCTCTGGTTGCGCCGGATGGAGAGGGTGATGAAGAGCCGCTTCCCGTGGGTCAAGTGCGATCCCCGGCTCCACATTCCTGTGGAGGCCGGGGGACTCGGCTACACGGGTCGCGGTCTCGCCGTTGGTCGCAGCCTCCGGTCTCGCCTCGGCGCCCTGGTTTCCAGGGGGCCGAATGCCGAGATCGGAGCTGCTCTCATTGGCAAGAAGCCGTTCCGAGAGGTGGGCCTCTACCCGCATCCCCTCGTATTGATCCCCAAGCCTAAGGCTTACTGGAAGGCGGCAAAAGCCGTCGACCAGGACCTCGCGCCATTGGGCGCAGACTTGGTTTCGGTACCGCTGGAATCCTTCGAGTCCTTCAAGTGTCAGTGCATCGAAAGTGAACTGAGACTCGTTGAAGAAGGAGAGAAGTTCCAACGGAAGAGGGTTGCGGGTAGACCAGACAGGAACAAGAGATCTGCCGTGTTCCGGCGTTTGAAGGTCAAGCCCGCCAAGCCTCTTACGAGGTCTGGCGGCGTGACGAGCCTCAAACGCTGGGCCCTCGCGTGTAAAAGCGTGAGGGTCATGGTAGATCAAGACATAGCCTCTGAGATTCGGGAGAGAATCCCAGATCCCCCGCAGCCCACTCAGAGCGG